GAAGCAGACATCCAGCGTATCTTTGCAACCGAAGACTTGGAAGCAGACATACCCACGCAGATACCCCAGTGGATGCACGAGCTTGATGCCGATGCGTTCATCACTGCCATGGCAGTCACTTGCCCTGAGCTGGAGTCCTGATGAAACCCACCAAGCTACCCACCGTGCACCCAGGCAAACTCAACCGCAAGCAGTACATGGACGGCCTTCGAGTCGTTGGTTACTGGGCTGCGCTGTACGTAATAGCACTGGTCATCGTGCTGATGGACTGTATCGTATGGCGGCCGTGATGAAATCCGAACGCGAACTGGTCGCCAAGTACCACGACATCCACGAGACTGTGGACAAGATGGGCAAAGCGCTGCTTGAACTCATGCGCCACCCGGATGCAACGGCTGAACAGCTGGACGAGGGAAGGCTGAAATACTTCGTCACGTACAACACCTGGGTGCAAGCCCGCATGGAATTGCGCAAGCTCTACCCAGCCAAACCGTTCAACCCGTTTCAAATGGAATTGCCGTGGAACCAGAAGTTATAACGCACGTACCCGGCCCGGCCGTCGAGTGGATGCGTAGCCCCATAGCGCCTGAGCTTGTGTTTACTAAAGCGTACAACAGGTGCGATATGTGCGCGTTCGGCACGAGCAGGCACGACAAGAACCTGTGCGGCTACCACCCATGCGACGGGGGTGTATGGGTTCCCGAGGCCGAGGCCGCCATACTGAGGTTGGAATCATGAAAACATACATGATCGAAAACGAGCACGGCGAAGAGATCGAGTGCATCGAGGTGGACCGTAACGCGCTGCGCCGGTACTACGGCAACCCTTACGTGGATATATGCCGCGTGTGCCCAGCATATCAGAAATTCGATGCTGACCCCACAGGCGACGAAGAATACAGATACAGGTGTAGCCGCTTGGCCGACGGCTCACAGCTTGGCTGCCCGGTCGGTGAAATTCTGATGCCGCTCACCGATGCCCGGCGGCCTGCGTTCGTCGCAGCGCTGCTCGAATCATGAACAACAAAGAAGGAGATCGAGCACTGGTCAACAACGTACCGTGCGTGCGAGTAAGCATACCAATAGAAAACCCAGAGCGTTTACTGGGTTTTCGTAGCAGCTTGGCAAACGACCTTTGCAGCTGGTGCCCCAACCTACCAAATTACAGCAGTGAACTCGACGGCTGCCACAGTAGTTGCGGAGCGGGTTTCGTTTGGCTGAACGAAACCTCTTATGTAGAACTTCAGCTAATTAAGTAATCAACCTCAAGGTATAAATCATGCGCTACTCTCAAATCAAGCAATCCATCGTGTCTCAGTTCAGCCAAGATCGCGCTGACGCTAACAAGACTGTGTTCATGATCATGGGTCGCCCTGGTGGCGGCAAGTCAGCCTGCGCCCGTGACGCACTCAAGACCCTTGGCTTCACCGATGCCAACACCGTGGAGTTCGTAGCATCCCTGCGTGACCCGGTTGACGTGCTGGGTACACCAAGCAACGCCGGCGACTTCACCAAGTGGGTGCCGCCCGAAGAGTTCTACAAGCTGCGCGCTGGCCAAGGTCGCTGCGCCCTGCTGCTCGAAGAGCTGCCCGATGCCCAGGTGCCCATGCAGAATGCACTGTGTGGCGTGATCTACGACCGCCGCGCGGGCCAGTTGCAGCTCTCCGATGAGCTAGTCATCATCGCCACAGGCAATCGCACTGAGGACAAGTCTGGTGCCAACCGTGTGACATCTAAGCTGGCTGGTCGCACCCGTCGCCTGGACTTCGATGAGAACCTCGAAGAGATCGTGCAGTACGCCTTGGACGCTGGCTGGCCCACCGAGCTGATCCAGTACCTGCGCTTCAAGCCCGACGCCCTGGTGGACTGGGATGCCAACCGCTTCGCCAATGCCACACCACGTACATGGGAAGACGTGGCACGCATGAACCCCCACATGTCTGCAGAGCTGGAGCTGGACAACATCGCGGGCTCAGTGGGCGCCGGCCGTGCGGCTGAGTACGTGGGCTTCAAGCAGATTTACAACGAGCTGCCTGACATCACGGAAATCCTGATGAACCCGGCCAAGGCCATCGTGCCTGAGAACTTGGCTGCACGCTACGCTGTGATGGGCGCTGTTGCACGCAAGGCCAGCGCTGACAACTTCGAGAACGTGTGCGTGTACACCGACCGCTTCGCGCCTGAGTTCCGGGTCATGTGCATCAAGGATGCCATCAAGCTGGCACCGGCCATCAAGCGTACGAGAAGTTTTCAGAGCTGGGCCTCGGCTAATGCAGACGTTCTCATATAAGGGCAAGGCATACAAGCGTATGCCTAACATAATCCCCGACGAATCGGCCACCCCCACGTCAGTGTGCTTGGGCTGTAAGTTCCGAAACAACTCAGAAAGCCGTCGTACCCAAGGCTGTGCCGCTGTCAAAGCCGCGTTGGGAGACGCCTACTGCGACGACGACATATGGATACCTGATACCCCGGCTGGCATGGCCAAGTACATCGCACTCAAACTGGAGAACTGATGCACAAAGTACCCAACAGAAACTATGCGCGGCGGCTTGCAATGATCGCCCGCAAGTTCACCCAAGCCCGCACTGGGCTCAAGCACTACATTGCCGACACCATTCAACGGAGATTACCATGAACATGGGATGGACAACTATCGACACATCCGTCGAACTCGCACCACTCAAGGTGGCCAGGCTGTCTGACAAAGCAGTGGAGGCCAAGCTGGTCATCCGCCGCACAACACTGGTCAAGCGCGACACGGCCATGACAAACCAGCTGCGCCAGTCAGACGAGTCGGCCGTGGCATTCACCAAGCTGTTCCGCAAGAAAGACGGACCTATCGCTAAGATAATGACTGCCGTACAGGAAGTGTACAACTACCACTGCGACAACACCGAGCGGTGCGGCGACAAGCGCCTGGTGCGCGGCGACAACATCTTTGAGTACACCGACGGCCTGCGCCACCTGATCGCTGTGGTGGACAGCATGAAGGCCACCCACATGCCCGCGTATGACCAGCACGTACTCGACGACATCGCGTATCGCAACTTTGGCAAGGCCAATGGCACTGCATCGTTGGCAGACTACCCCAGCGCACAGCAGTTTACTGATCGCATCGCGTTCGACCTGCGCATCATCCCACTGCCTAACGAAGAGCATCCACTCTTTGACATGGCTGAGGAAGACAAGGAAGCTGTGCGTGCCCAGTTCAGTGAGATGCTTGCTGACACCAACAACGCAACGATTGAGCGCATGCTCAAGCCCCTGGAGTACCTGACACAACGTCTGGGCACTTACACCGGCGCCAAGGGTGAACGCTTCCACAGCAGCGTGCTGGAGAACGTCTTGGATGGCTGCAAGCTGGCACGTAAGCTGGCTATCAATGCATCGCCTGCACTGGTCAACGAAATCGCTGAGATCGAGCGTATGGTGCAAGGCTACACGTTCAACGTGGACAGTATCAAGGCTGACGACGCCACACGGGCTGCAGCCAAGGCCAACCTGGAAGCGGCAACGAAGAAGTTGGCCGACTACTTTGCGTGAGATGGCGTCGTTGTTACAACGGCTACCAATTGATGAACTCTAAAGATGAAGTTATTGGCACGCTGTGGAAAGATCGCGGAACGTGGTACGCCGGCCGCGCTGATGCCTATGGGTACACCTTAGATGTTACCTACCACGACTACTTCATAGACGCCAAGGCGACGTTGGCGGCCCGCGTAGTAGCGCACGCACTGGAGAACACATGATTTTCACCGTCGAAGACGAAACCAAGTACACCGACCATTACATCAAGGACGACAAGGGCTTGATCATCGGCTCGGTGCGGCCTACTGCCGTAGGCTGGGCATACCAGTCGTGTGTAGCTCACGCCAAGCCCGACAGCTGGGGTTACCCTGAATATGAACGCACCAAGATGGAAGCGGTCAATGCCTGTGTCGCAGATTACATCGCAAGGAGAATGGAATGAGTACACGAAGCACGAAACAACCAACACGCCTTTGGATAGACCAGTATGGCAGCCGCTACTGGGCCCGCACAGTCAAGGAGCTGCGCGCTCAAATCGGTATGGGCGGCTGCCGTGTCAGCAAAATGTACTGCGACATGAAGGTAGGACCCCCCAAGCACACAGGCTACGTGATCGGCAATCACTGGCTCACAGGTTACTATCCCATGAGGAACCCAGCATGAAAGCAGAAACCTACGTGCAGTTTGGCGGCGACTTCATGCTGCCTTTGCGGCTAGCCGAAGCGCTGGGCGAGCTGGTCCCCCTGAATTCCAAATACGAGAGCGGGCCGGGGTATGTGTACTCGCTGAACCCCGACCGCAAGGTCCACGTCAACATGCTTACCAAAGACTACGTGGCAGGCATGATCGCAGAAGAAAAGCTCAAATGAAACCAAGCAACAAGATGCGCAAGCGCGAGTCCCGCGAACAGCGCAGGCTTGAGTGGGGCGCAGCAAGGGCTGCCTTCCTGCTGGCCGGCGGACACAAGGACTGGATCGTTCCGTTCCACATGAACTGGCGCGGCCAGTTTGCGCAGATGACATCCAACCTGGAAGCAGGCAACACTTACTACACCAACCCAAGGGCACACCATGACAGTTTTGCTTACAAATGGGCAAGCAGCGCCCGCAGCGGCAAGTCCTACATCTACAACCAAGCAGCTTACCGCAAGTGAGCTCAAGGACTTCGAGTTCAAGATCAGCAAAGCCAAGACGCAGATCGTCTTGCAGCACCCCTTCTGGGCAGTTATCCTGCTGCGCCGTCAGCTCATCCTCGGGTACAACGTGCCCACAGCGTGCATTAACCGTCGCAGCCAGATCACTATCAACCCACGCTGGGCCAAGGATTTCTCTGTTGCGCAGCTGCAGTTCCTGCTGTGCCATGAGGTGGGCCACGAAGTGTTCGACCATATCAACCGACGCGGCGCTCGCAACCCCGGCAAGTGGAACAGAGCAGGCGATGCAGTCATCAATGACTTGCTCAAGGAATGCAAGGTGGGTGAGTTCATCGAGGGCGGCGTGGACATGCCCGGCTCCAAGGACAAGACCACCGATCAGGTCTACAACGAAATGCCTGACAGCGACAAAGAACCCGGCGGTATCGGCAACGACATCGACGACTCTGGCTCCCCCATGACCTCGGAAGAGATCGACACACACAGCGCAACGCTGCGCGTAGAACTGGCTCAGGCTGCGCAGGCTGCCAAGATGGCAGGCAAACTCCCCGGCGTACTGGAGGAACTGGTGGCGTCGATCCTCGCGGTGAAAACGCCGTGGTACTCGGTGTTAGAAAAGCACATGGTTTCGTACATTTCCGGCGACTACTCGTGGGCCCGGCCTAACCGTCGATTCATCGGCAGCGGAGCGTACCTGCCGAGCACTGGTCGCAAGCAAAGCATGGGCACCGTCGTTGTACAGATTGACGTGTCAGGCAGTATTTCCAAGACTGAGCTGGACTACTACAACGGCCACCTGTCGCGCATCATCGCTGACTGCAGCCCCGAGAAAGTCCACGTCATCTACACTGACACCAGAGTTGTCAACCACATCGAGTTCGACCAGGACGAAGAAGTTACGTTGCAGTTCTACTCAGGCGGTGGCACGGATATGCGAAGTGGGATGGCATGGTGTGACGAGCAGGGAATTGTGCCCGAGGTGTTTATCACGCTTACGGACATGTACACCCCATTTGGCGAAGACCCCGGGTACCCCGTCATATGGTGTGCAAGCACCGACATTGTAGCCCCCTACGGGGAGACGATTCACTTCGAGATGGAGACTTAACATGCTAACACCCCTCATCCTGTTCGTAGTCGCCCTGTGGCTTGCACCAGCAATGCCTGAACCACCTCACTACGAGCCCTACATGTGTTACTCAGGAGCATGCGCATGATCACCCACTGGGTTCAGGCCGGTTCGATCTTCATACTCAAAGGCGATAACGGCAAAACAGTTGGCGCAATACGCCAGGACCGCGAGACAGATCGCGGTGCCACGGGCTGGAAGGCGTACTACCTGGGTGCACCGACAGTACCCCTTTCAACGTTCTTTCCAACGCGGCGCTTGGAGCCCGTTGGGTTCTTTCGCCGACTCAGAGACGCCATGAAACATGTCATGGTCTTGCACAAACTGGAGGAATAGTTATGGGATTCGGAATCAACGCTTACAACGCCAAGCGCGTAAGGTCTTACGAGGACTGCGTAGAGCTATTCAAGGCACCAGCATACCTGCGACGTATGGGCTGGGGCGCAGATAAGCGCCCGCTCGACGGCGTGCGCAAAACCCACATGAGAGTAGAGCGCGGACCCGACGACACCTTCTTTGACGTGATGCTGTTCCGCACAGCCATGGCACGCTACTACAAACCTGAGATCATCGACGGGCATGATCACCGCGAGGTATGGTACAACGTGCACGGAAGTCAGAGCAGTTCGACGTTTCAGCGGAACGTCCTCGGGTTTGACAAGCTCAACCACGTACGGGAAACAACGACAGGAACTAAAGTAATTGTCGGCATGAACCCCGAAGCCCACGGAGTATTCCCTGTGCGCTTGCACTTGGTCGATGGCAAAGTGTGGGTGGACCGCAGCCGAGACTCCCCCGCAAAGATGGCAAACACCACATCAGCCGAGCGCAAGGAAGAACGCAAAGCTTTCAGAAAGTGGCTTCGCCCCTACGAGGCCATGAGCAAGATCGTAACGGGGCACGGGAAGCTAGTTCCGACATGGATGATGGTGCAGGATTTGAACCGGTTCTATATAACTAAAGAGTTGTTTGATCCGACCGACCTTTGCGCTTACATTCAAGCAACCGGAATCGCCCAGGTCGTGAACGCAGTGTTCCCGCTCGGCAATGTCGAGAACTACAACCCTTCACTCAAGGACGCATCATGAGACTGATCCTAGCTACGTTAGCACTGGTCACACTTAGTGCGTGCGCTTCACCCCCACCCGCTGATGATGTACTGCTCTTGGGCCTTGGCATCAACCTTTTGTTGCACAGAATTCCATGAAGCCTGCAGATGAAGCCATGTTAGCCGCCGTGCGTAAAGCAGTGCTCGGCAACGAAACCCGCCGGCTCAGCGGCATGCAACGCAAACTGATGGCAATGACAGTACAGCGTGACGAATGGAAAGAACGTGCTCTGCGCTATCGCGCTCAGCTACTGGAGAAAACAAATGAACTCACTTAAACACCTCGGACGTTTCGTGCTGATGGTTGTGCAGCTGCTGACATTGGCCGTTCTGGCACCGATCTGGATGCCGTTGTCGCTGGTGTACGCCATCAGCGTTTACATGTATGACCTTTGGGAGGAAGCCCGATGAGCGACCTACAAGAAGCCAAGCGCATCCAGACCTTCACCGTTCTGCAATTGCTGGAGTACGTGATGACTAACCCTGAGTATCTGACCGACAGCTATTACAGCGTGTTGGGAACCGCTATACGCACACGCTACAAGGACCTAACACTATGAGCCGCCTACTTTTCGCAGCCGCCCGTGGTGCGCGGGTTCAACGCCAACAAGAATCTTTGTCAGGGACTATCTGGTGGGAAACCGTTGCTATCCAGTGGGGGCTAGATGAGGAACTGCGCATCCGCCCCGATGACGAGCACTTGCAATACGGGCCGATCAGCACGGCGTTGCGGGGGATGGCTATAAATAACCAAAAACCAACTGAAAGTCTGTACACCGTGTCAGGAGCCATAACTGATTGGGCAAGAGACGACAAGCACAGCATGCGGTACGACACGATTGAACTCCACCGCTCCCTGTTTCTTTTAATCTTGGCCGAAGCACTGGCCGATGAAGGACTTTGAAATGACACAAAACACCGTACCGCTGCCGGAGCCGGTCGCACTAGTTGTTCAGAAAGTTATCCGGGGTCGCAAAGGTGCGCCGGACACTTACAAATATGACTTTGTTTTGTGTGACCCGACACTTAGGCCATGCAAACTATACACCGCCGACCAAATGCACGCCCACGCAGCAAAGGTGTGTGCGGAGAAGGATGCGGAGATTGAACAGATCGAAGCGACAGCACGCATACGTCGCGTTCGTAACGAAGTTCTTGAAGCCGAACTCACCACCCTCCGTACCGCCGCACAGCAGGCGCTGGAGGCGCTGAAAGGATGGCCGGGCAAGCCACGCGCTGCCTTTGAAATTCTAACCGCAGCACTGGAGAGCAAATGACCACCATCACCAAACTGAAGTCCGCGCTGGCGGCTCTGCAAAAAAACGGAGAGCATCTGCCCGTTGATTTTGACTACCACTTTGAAGCGATGGAAGACCTGCGCTCTGTGATTGCGGAGATGGAGGCGGGGGAGCCCGCCTTCTACGGTTTCATGCTTAAAGACGAGTGCCGTGTAGGTATCTGCTACACACCTGGGGCTCCCGGAGGGCCTAATAACGAGTTGCCGACTGCCTACTACACCCACCCGCAGCCGAAGGTCAAGCCAGTGCAGGAGCCGCATAAGGGTTGTGCTTGCCGGTGGGATGCTGACGACAACCGTGTTGCTACATGCGAGCGCCATCAAGGTTGGCTTGATGTAGTCCAGGAGTGGGCTGACCGTGCTAGAGCAGCCGAAGCCGCCGCGCCCCAAGCAATGCCAGTGCAGGAGCCGGTGAAGTTTCTGGCAAATGGCATGCGGTTCAAGCTAACTGGCAGCGCTGGCTGCGCCGCGTCATACATCGGATTCCCGCCGGAGCTTGGTGGTCGCTGGGTCGCACTGGTTGCAGCGGAAGATAACTGCCACCTCGCCGCCGCACCCCAAGCAAAGCCACTGACGGATGAGGAGATAGATCGCATTGTGGACGAAATTACCTCTTACAAAGGTGAATACCCACATGCTATTGCCCGCGCCATAGAAGCCGCCCACGGTATCAAGCCATGAAACGCCCAATAGAGCACGAGTACAACAGCTTTGTCAGCTACGCCAGAGAGCTTGAGAAGTATTGCAGTGAACTGGAAGCAGCGCTGGCAGAGCGGGAAGCATTGATCACCGAATACCTGAGCATTGCAAAAGATTCGGTGCATGAAATCACCACCCTCCGCACTGCCGCACAGCAGGCGCTGGATGCTTTGAATGATGTAGAAGACACAGTGCGTGATTACGCCGCTGAAACGCATGAGAAGTACAAGGGATACAAACCACACAGGCACATAGCTGTTGACAAGGATGTTGCTACTGTCGCAGCAGCCATCACCGCCCTCACCGCCCTCACCGCAGCACTGGAGAGCAAGACATGAACTTTCCTTGTTTCCACAAATGGAATAAGTGGTCTGATCCAGTTAATGGGATAGCTACGCAAAGCGGAACAGACATCGGTTACTTCCGTGTTTTACAGATGCGTGTTTGCGACAAATGCGGAATTGCACAAGTGCGAAACCTGCCACAAATGCGGAGTATTGATTCTTTAGCTATGGAAGGTAGAAACAGAAAATGACCACCATCACCAAACTGAAAGCCGCGCTGGATGCTTTAGAGTGGTACGTGAAGGAGGATGACGTAATAGAAAACATGGATGGCAATGAATTTTGGGTAGATGCAAAGCGAACTGCGGAAAAATCCATTACCGACTTGCGCTCTGTGATTGCGGAGATGGAAGCGGGGGAGCCGTATGGATGGCATTACTGGAACAATGGTGGCGCGTCTGTGCTGCATCGTGGGCCGTCAAAGCGGCTTGATGCTGATATGGCTGTTGCGGATCAATACCCGAATGTGCATCACTGTGTTGCCCTGTTCGCCCATGCGCAGCCAAAGGCCGAGCCATGAACCAAAAAACCCCCGGCATTGCACCGGGGGCTAGCACCTTAGTTAACGCGAGTGTTAGCAGCGGTCTGTTGACCGGCTGCACCGCTCATGGTTCCGAGGTTCACGATGCCCTGTTGCAAGTTCTGGTGGCTGGCCAGAATAGCGCCGAGGCGGTCGTTGAACACTTGGAACTGCTGCTGCTGCTGGGTCTGAGCCTGTGCTTGGTTCACGGTCTGCGTGATGTTCAAGTCAGTGGCACGGCCTTGTGCAGCGAACCGTGCATCACTGCGCAGTTCAACGATAGCAGCATTGGCGTCAGCCAGCTGGCGTTGCAGGTTGGTCTCGTACTGGCTGGTAACCAGCGCACGGGTCTTATCTCCATCGTTGCTGATGGCCTGCGTCACGCCATTGATCATCTGCATCAGGGCCACGGTGTTGGAGTTCGTGGCATCCTTCAAAGAGCCAATGGCCGTCTGCGTTGCACCCGTGCTGGCGTTAACGGCCTGCATCAAGGCAATGCTTTGGTTAGCGTTGGAAGTCTCGGCCGCAGCAGCGTTGACCGCAACTGCTTGCTTGATGTCACCCAGCGTAGCCATGATCGACATGTTGGCCGTGGGCTGCATCACGGAGTTAGCGTCACCAACGCCCGTACCGCCGAGCAAACCACCGTTGCGCAGGAGAGTGCCCAGTAAGAGACCACCCAGCAAGCCTCCACCAGAGCCGCCCAGCAGACCGCCATCTGCGCCACTTTTGGATGCCATGGCCATCATCGCGGCCATAGTGGGGTCGGTGCCCGCAGGGGCATGGTTGTGAATACGTACGTTGTCAGTAGTGGTAGGTGTGTCGGCCATGATAGTTCCTTCAGGAGTAGAGGTTAAATGAGCAATCAAAGAGTCATATCCCGCAAACTTTTCAGCGTTTTGCTTAACGTGCATAGCAAAGGCGTTGCGCAAGTTTTGGATTTCTATTAGAGGATCATCCATATGAATTTCCTTTCCGTTGTGCTTAAAGGCACGAACACAGTGTTACCCGGAACGAGTATTACGAACGCTTGCAACGTAGTACGAACGGGCGCAGTATTACGACATGCGCTCCAAGCTCAAGCAGGACAACCCGATGGACGTTTACCCCGTCAGGCTAACTGCGGCTCACGCAATAGCGGCGCGCAGGCTCGGGGGTGGCAACCTGTCAGACGGTGTACGGCTGGCTGTCGAAGCAGCAAAGGCTGCGTATGACGAGCGACTACCAAGCGGGGGGCGCGACGTACCTGTACCCCGAAGCCGGCGATAGCTGCCCACGCAGCAGCGCCAAAGTAATCCTGCTAACAAAAGGAGGCATAGCTACCACTGGTCAGTGGGACCCAGATTTCTGTGAAGGATGGGCACCACTCCCTAAACGCGACAAAACCAAAGAAGCTCTCATAGCCCAACGCAACAAGAACACTCATGCAAAAAGTTAACAACGCATTCAACTGGCAAGGTCAGCCTTCCATATTCTCAACAGGCAAAACTGCTGCGGATTTCAACGGCACAAACAGCCGTCGCAGCGAGCTGGCTTCAGAGTCCGCCGTACCTAACACGATCAGTATGCCTAACAGCAGCCTGTTCCTCCCTCCCAAGATAATGGGACCTAAACGCGCTCAACCAAAAGGAAAACGACATGGACAATAAAACCGCGATGGACGTGCTGAACGCACTGGCCGAAACAGACATCAGCAAATCATTGGGCATCAGCAAATCTATGCTTGGCACCCAGAAAGCCCCTGCGTACGAGCGCCCCCGAGATACAGTTTTCACAGTGCGCGAAGTGGAAAACGGACGGCTGCTTTTGCTGGGGCATAAAACGTACCTTGTACCGCAAGGCACACCTTTACTCGACGTAATCGGCCACGCCTTGGTCGAAGCTCAACTGGAGAAGTAACATGGCAGACACACTCACACAAACCCTGACAGAACGCGGCAACCGCTACGGCCCATTTGTAGGCCACGCAGAGGTTACGCAACACCTCAAAGCGTACTATCGCGACCAGCTCGCGGTACGAGGCAAAACGATGGCAGCAGACCAGTACGAAGCCATGGACATGATCATGCACAAGATCGGCCGCATCGTAAACGGTGATCCTGACTATGACGATAGCTGGGTGGACATCGCAGGCTACGCCCAGCTTGTAGCTGACCGCCTGAAGGGAGTCGTGCGATGAAACGCTGGATTCTTAACTGGCTGGGCCTGGGCCCCAAGCAACCACGGGACGGCTATGCCACTGCCTCAGGGCTTGTATCTGGCCACGGTGAACAGCTGTTTAACGGCATGCGCCAGCGCAACTACTTCGAGATCATCGACGCCATCAATGGCAAGATCGTGGTGTACAACCGCCATCGCATGAACCCCACTGGCCCGGACCGCAATGACCTGGAGGTTTACTTGGTTCACGAAGGCGACAACCTGATGGACACCGTGACCACGGCCATCGTCTCGGCAGGGTTGAAATGAGCTCCCCATACATTCCGGGTATTTCTGACCCACGCCACTGGGACAACGATAGAACCCATTCAGGCTCTGTAGAGCTGCGCACCAAAGCCGCGTTGCGCATGGATGTTCTATCTGTTAGCAGCGGGTACTGCATTGCCGTTAACGGAGAAGTTTACGCAGGCTCCACGGTGGACGAATGCGTCCGCCACATTGTTACGGCCCTTGTGGCCAAAGGACTTGAAACATGAAACTTACCCCTGTCTACATTGACATGGAGTCGTTCTGGAGCGTGACACACACGCTTTCCAAGATGACCAACATCGAGTACGTCATGCACCCTGAAACGGAGATCATCTCCATGTGCATGAAGGTCGGCAACCAGGGCGCGGCCATGGTGTACTTTGGCGAGGATGAGATCAAGAAGGCTTTGTCCATGGTGGACTGGTCGCGCTCCATGGTTATCGGGCACAACATGTCGGGCTTCGATGCGCTCATCCTCAAGTGGCGCTTTGACATCAGCCCTAAGATGTGGGGTTGCACCCTAGCTATGGCACGCTCCCGGTACAACGCCGACGTGGGTGGCTCGCTGGCCAAGCTGGTGGCACACTTCAAGGAAGAGCTGGAGGCCATGGGCATCAGCGGTGTGAAGGACATGAGCGCCCTGGTGAACACCAAGGGCAAGCACCTCAAGGACTTCACCAAGGAAGAGATCAAGGCCATGGCGATCTACAACAAGGACGACACCGAGCAATGCGCCGGCCTGTTCAAAATCCTGGCGCGCGACTTTCCTGCCAAGGAGCTGCTGCAGATCGACCTGACCACGCGCATGCTGGTAGACCCCCAGTTCGAGGTAGACCAGGGGCTGCTTAGAACCACACTGGCATCCGTACAAGAAGAGAAGCTGCGTTCTCTCAAAGAGCTGACTGATCTACTTATGAGCAAAGAAGAACAGGTTGTGCACGTACTGGAGACAGGCTCACAGCTGGCTGAGTTCACCAAGACTCAACTTATGTCGGCGGCCAAGTTCGGTGAAATCCTGACCAAGCGCGGCGTAGAGATTCCGATGAAGGCCAGCCCCAGCAACCCAGGCAAGATGATCCCTGCGCTGTCTAAGACGGATGAAGCGTTCCTGGCTCTGGAAGAACACGAAGACCCCGTGGTAGCCATGGCAGTGACGGCACGCCTGGAGGCCAAGAGCACGCTGCTGGAGACCCGCATCGCCAAGTTCCTCAGCGCAGCCAAAGACTGCTGGGGGTTCATCCCTATGCCCTTGCGGTATGCGGGCGCGGCCACCACTGGTCGATGGAGCGGCGAGATTTTTAACCCGCAGAACCTGCCTCGCATCGACCCCACGAAACCGAAGCTGTCAGACGCTTTGCGCAACAGCTTGCGAGCACCCAAGGGGTTCACGGTAGTGACATCGGACTCCAGCGGCATTGAGCTGCGGGTCAACCATTTCCTGTGGCAAGTACAGTCCAGCATGGCATTGTTCAGAGCCGACCCAGCTAAGGCGGACTTGTACCGACAGTTTGCCGCAAGCCTGTACCAGATAGCTCTCGCTGACGTAACCAAGAACCAGCGGCAGATCGGCAAGATTGCTCACCTGGGGCTAGGCTTCGGTGCAGGCGCCGCGACATTTCAGCGCATCGCCAAGATGATGGGTGGCGTGGACATGGACTTGGATGAAGCGACGGACGTTACCAACAAGTGGCGTGAGGAATACGACGAAATCTACCAAGGCTGGCGCACCTGCCATAACGCCCTCAAAGCCATACACAGCGGCAACGAGCAAGCTATCGATCCCTGGGGACTGTGCAAAACCGGAAAAGATCACATTGCACTACCAAGCGGGCGTAAAATCTGGTACCCCGGGCTCCACCAAGAGAACGTCGGTGGCAAGTCTGAGTGGTGGTACGGGACAGGGCGCAACCGAGCACGCATCTACGCAGGGAAGATCGACGAGAACATTGTGCAGGCTTTAGCGCGGGACGTGCTTGCTGACGTTGTTAGGACCATGTGGACAAAGCATAAGGTGCGGCCATGTTTGCTTGTTCATGACGAGTACGTTTGTATCGTGCGCACCGAGCAGGCTGATGAAGTTGTGGCTCAGCTCGACGAAGCCATGCGTGCCCCGACCGCGTGGTGGCCTGAACTTGTTAAATGGAGCGAGAGTGGTACCGGAGAAACTTATGGCCAAACTCACTGAGAACCTCGGTGCATACTGCATCAATACAGTGGCGCAGTTGGAAGAACTCCCATCTCAGGTGTTGTACATGCGCAAGTACATTGAAAAGATGGCTTGGGAACAGTGGAAAAGAATGGAGCCCGGAATGATCATGACCGGAGATTTGTGGGGGCAACCCTTTACCTGTAGCTACGAAGTTGCGCGGCACCTAGCAGCTACGTACGCACTGGAGCAATGATGGACTACATAGACTGGCTAAACGTGGGAAGCATCGTAATGTTTTTTATGATACTTGCACCTTTCCTTTACGCAATTTTTGGGCAAAACGATGAATAAACCTATGGGGTCTTGGACCTACTCACGGCTGTCTGCGTTTGAGACATGCGCCAAACAGTTCTACCACACCAAGGTACTCAAGGATGTAGTCGAGGGCGACACAGTAGCAACCCTGTGGGGTAAGAAAGTCCACACCGCTTTCGAGAACGCCATTGAGAAAAACGAGCCCTTGCCTGAAGGTATGACCCAGTGGCAGTCCATCGCAGATAAGTTTGCCCGACTGCCTGGAGAGAAGCTGGTGGAATACAAGTTTGCGGTAGACAAAAACTTTCAACCGACTGACTGGGACAACGCCTGGAGTCGAGGTATTGCCGACTTGATCGTGCGTCACAAGGACCGTGTGTTGGTAGCAGACTGGAAGACAGGCAAGAAAAAGCCGACCGAGCAGCTGGACTTGTACGCTGGGTACATCATGGCGAAGTGGCCAGAGACCAAAAGCATACAGACAGCGTTCGTGTGGCTTGCTCCGAAACAGATGACCAAGAAAACACTGGACGCCGAGACTGCAGTGCCTATCATCTGGCAAGGGTTTGTACCTCGTGTGCGCCGTATGGAACGGGCCTACGAGCAGGATACGTGGCCGGCTAAACCTTCGGGACTTTGCAAGGGCTGGTGCCCCGTGAAGACTTGTCAATACTACAAGGAGAAATCGTAATGGACGAAATGATCGTTGACAACAAACCAGCACTGGTCGCTGCCATTAAAGCCGGCATGCGCCAGACGTTTGAAGAGGCGAAAGCCAACCCATTCCAGGTCACCCTGGGCACTACCAAGTACACATTCAAAGAAGGACTGCATGAACGACGCGCCAAAGCCATCATCAAGCAAATACACCAAACGCCCGCCGCAGCCTTCCGTCAGCCAGCTTGACTACGTTACAGCCTTGATGAAACAAGGCATCCCACCCGAGCAAGTGTTGGCAGCAAATAATTTATGGCTACACTGTGGACTGACCCAAGTGCTACTCGGTAGCCGGTACTACGACCTACGGGTCTTGGAGGAACTATGACGCCCGAAGGAGCCATCAAGGAAAAGGTCAAAAAGATACTCAAGGCCGAAGGCTGGTGGTTCTACATTGCTGTAGCCGGACCCTTTTCAACGCACGGTATCCCCGATATAATGGCTTGCAAGAACGGCCAGCTTCTCGGTGTAGAAGTGAAGGCGAAAGGAAAGCGAAACAACACCACAGCAAACCAAGATCGCGTACTTGGTGAAATGGCTGCGGCCGGAGCTTGGGCCATCGTTGTCGATGACGCTCAGCAACTCATTGATTTTTTGAAAGAGAAAGCAAATGCCTAAATCATCCCCCGCCAAACTGGCGTTTCAAAAAGCATACAACGCCACCCCCGAGCAGAAAGCCCTGGGCGTGGAACGCCGGCGCGAACGCCGCCACGAAATCGCTGCCGGCAAGGTGGCCATCGGTGATGGCATTGACATAGCCCACATCAAGGCAGCCAGCGCCGGCGGCAAGACAGTGCCCAGCAACCTCAAGCTGGAACCCGCAAAGGCAAACCGCGACTGGCGCAAGGGTGAGGCTGGCTACAAGGTGCCAGTGGACAAGAAGAAATGACTTCTTACATATGGGGGAACGAGCGCGATGCGTACATATGCAACGCGATTGCTATGGGGCAGACGCGCAAAGACTTAGCTGTGGAGTTTGGGGTTCAAGAAAATCGCATTCGCGTGCTAGAACTGCGGCATCTGAAACGATTACCCGGGCTGCGGCGTACACTGGAAGCTAAATATTCTGCCAATTCCAGAGAACAAATATCTTTGTTGGTGCGGGACTTATGCATGCACCGCAAGGCTTTGTATTTCCTTCAACACTACGATGAAATAGCTGACAAGCTGTTCCCATAATGTACATCCACAAGAAGAAAAAAGCCGTAGTCATGAAGCTGCGGCACCCCTCAAGGGTTACAACGGTGATACCGACGGCGCGCATGGTGGGCGACCACGTAGTGGCGCTTCCCCACCGGCCTGACGAGACACGGGTGCTTCGCAACTTGGGATTTGCTGTGCCGGACCCCATGCCGTTGCACTACACCTACCCGCTGGCTAACGGACGGTTCAACCCGTTCGAGGTACAGCAGACCACAGCGACCTTCTTGTCGATGAACAACCGGGCTTACTGCCTTAACGATATGGGCACCGGCAAGACGAATTCCGCGCTGTGGGCGTATGACTACCTCCGCTCCGTGAAGCAGGCCAAGCGCATGCTGGTTGTCTGCCCGCTATCTACCATGGAACGCACTTGGGCTGATGGGGTGTTCATGACATTCCCTCACCTGGATGCGACGGTACTGTACGGGTCTCGTGAACGACGGCTCAAACTGCTCAAGCAGGACGCTGACATTTACATCATCAACATCGATGGAATCTCCATCATCGCAAAGGAACTAGCTAAACGACCAGACATCAACGTCGTCGTTATCGACGAGTTGGCCATGGCGCGCAACGCGCAAACAGAACGATGGAAGCTACTAAACGAAATCTGCAACAGACAAACTCCCCGAAGAGTGTGGGGGATGACTGGCTCACCTACGCCGAACTCCCCTACCGACGCGTGGGCACAGTGCCGCCTTATTACCCCGGACAACCCCGACGTACCCAAATACTTCGGCCGGTTCAAGGATTCCGTGATGCGGCAGCTAACACCCTTCAAGTGGATCGCCAGACCCACGGCAAATGACACAGTGTTTGGCTGCATGCAGCCTGCCATACGGTACGCGCTGGATGACTGTGTGGACTTACCCGAGCAAGTTGTGCTGACCCGCGAGTGTCAACTGACTCCTGAGCAAGACAAAGCTTACAAAGACATGCTGTCCAAGCTGTCCACGGAAGCAGCAGGCGGCCAAATACTCGCAGTCAACGAAGCTGTCAAGGCCAACAAGCTAATTCAGATCGCGTGTTTAGCGTATAATACCGACGTACTTACCGACATGGGTTGGAAGCAAATCGCAGAGGTAAACGCGACTGACCGTGTGTGGGATGGTTTAGAGTGGGTAGATACAAAAGGCGCAATCCGCAAGGGTGCGCAACATACTATTCAACGCAACGGCCTTCGACTAACTGAAGACCATTTGGTGCTTTCCGCTGGGGGGCACTGGGTGCCAGCAAAGGAGATACGAAATGGTGACACGGGCAAAGGACTTGCAAGGGCAAAAGTTCGGCTTCCTAACAGTCCTTACCCGGAGTGGGGTGACGGGCGGAGCGACAAAGCAAGCGACGTGGGTGTGTCAATGCGACTGCGGCAACGTAGTTGTGCGGATTGGGAACAACCTACGGAAAACCAATCGCCCCAACGGGAAGCACTGTGGATGCCGCCACGGGCTTTGGAACCAGACCCATGGGTTGACACACCACCCACTGTACTACACATGGACGGGGATGAGGCAACGGTGCGAAAACCCACTACACAAAGACTGGGAAAATTATGGAGGGCGTGGAATTACAGTGTGCGCGCGGTGGGCCGACTTCTACCTATTTTTAGAGGATATGCTGGAGACTCACAAACCGGGGTTGACCTTAGACCGCAGGGACAACGACGGACCATACAGCCCGGAGAATTGCCGGTGGGCGACGGCTTCGGAGCAAGCAAAAAATCGAAGGTCACGCAGTACGTGGATGTCTATGATCTAGTTGACTGTGGCCCAAGAAATCGGTTTGTTGTGCGCGGAGCAAACGGCGAATTGTCCATCGTTCACAATTGTGGCGTTGCGTATGGAACGAATGGCGAAAACATAATAATTCCATCTAAGCCGCGAGTCGATTTAGTCAAGGAAATTATCGAAGAGTCGGAAGGAAAGGTGATAGTATTTGTCCCCTTGACCGGTGCGCTAAACGCCATCAAGGCCGAATTGGAAAAGGATGTCACTGTGGAGGTTGTGAACGGCGAGACCAGCAAAGCAGAACGCGACCGCATTTTCGGTGAGTTCCAAAAGCAGGCAGAACCTAGGGTGCTACTGGCCAATGCACAGACCATGAGCCACGGGTTAACCCTCACAGCAGCCACAACGATTGTGTGGTATGCGCCGGTGCATAGCAATGAAGTGTACGAGCAGGCCTGTGCCCGGGTTCGCAGGCCGGGGCAGACAAAGAAAACGGTGATTGTGCACATTGCAGGAACACCGATGGAACGGACAATTTATAAGCGACTGGCAGCCAAGCAGTCCATGCAAGGCGTTCTCCTTGATATGGTCAAAGAGAACAATGGTGTCGAACAGTAACTCAAGGAAAAACATGAAACTCTCAGAAGCAGTCGAGGTCTACATCGGACTTCGCGACAAAAAAGCAGAAATCTCCAAAGCTCGCAAGGAAGAAGAAGCCGTTATCCAGGCCAAGATGGACAAGCTCGAAGGCCAACTCATGGTAGCCCTCGACAAGCTTGGCGGTGAAGGCATGCGCACCGCTGCCGGCACTGCGTACATCAGCTCTCGCACCAGCGCAACGGTTGCTGACAAGGATGCATTCATGGCGCACGTCAGGGCCAACCAAGCGTTTGACCTTATGGACGTACGGGTCAACAAGACCGCCGTGGATGTCTACGCTCAAGAACATGGGGATGTGCCCCCAGGTGTGAATTACCGCACTGAACGCACAGTTTCGATCCGCCGCCCCACCTAATTCCCCTTCCGCTTAATAACCAAAGGATATAAGCATGTCTTCTCTGATCCCTTTTGAATCTGCCAAACTGCCAGCTCACTTGGCTGGTATCGACATCAAGGCGTTCAACGCCGACCTTACCGCCCACGCTGGCGCGGGCTTCCCTGTCATCTCCATCAAGGGCAAGGTCTTTGCCGTGGTGCGCGACGGCGACCGGATGGTGTTGCCTAACCCCAAGGACCCTGAGTCCCCCGCCACCAGCATCGACGTGGTGCTGATCAAGGCCAACAAGGACAAATCCAAGGTCTTCTACATGGAGAAGTACGATCCTAACTCCAGCGACAAGGCCAAGAAGCCTGACTGCTATTCCACGGATGGCACCAAGCCGGCCCCGGACTCCGAGCACAAGCAAGCTACCAGCTGCGCAGTGTGCCCCCACAACGCTTGGGGCAGCGCCACCAACGAAAAGGGCATTGCTACCAAGGGCAAAGCCTGCCAGGACTCCGTGCGCATCGCTGTGGCGCCCGGTGGTACCCTGAACGACCCCATGCTGGTACGCGTGCCTCCCGCATCCATCAAGGCACTGGGTGAGTATGGTCAAATGCTGGCCAAGCGTGGTGTGGCGTACAACATGGTGGTGACCAAGATCGGCTTCGATCAGGACGCTGAGTCTCCCAAGCTGACGTTCAAGCCCGTAGGCTTCCTGTCGGCCGAGGACTATGAGCAGGTCAAGGAGACCATGGACTCCAAGATCGTGGAAGACATCGTGGGTGCGGCCGGCCTGTTTGACGGCGCTGAAGCTCCCGCTGAAGAAACACCGGCACCGGCTCCCAAGGTCGAAGCTCCTGCCCCCGAGCCTGTCAAGGCCGAAAAGCCAAAGGCCGCCGCAAAGCCCAAAGCTGAACCCAAGCCTGAGCCTGTGAAGGCTGTCCCCGTTGTGGACGAAGACCCTGACCTGGACATCGACGGCATCGACTTCGACGACTAAACCCCCCGGAAATCGTCCGGCTGGGCCGGATGTGGGACACCGTAACCCACACATTTTCTTTAACCTTACCGGGGGCGGTATGACATTTTCTCCAAGGGGTATCAATTGGATACCCTGACGTTTCTCCAGACAATTTTGCCCGAGACGGGCTTCAAGTACGTGGTGCTGTTCGAGAAGGACCGCCCCTACCCCAAACACCGCGCGTACGAATCGCTGGAAGACATGGCCACGGCCATTGCCAGCTTTAACCGCGACCCACAGTACACCGCTGTCTACCACGCCTGCTCCAGCTACTTGGCCAAATTCCAGGACGTGGAGATCAAAGGCAAGCCCCGCCGCGTAACGCGCAAAGCCGTCAACTGGAAGTCTGCCAAAGCGTTTTGGCTGGACTTGGACTGCGGCGGAGGCTACTCCACCATGGTCCCCCCAAAGGGGTATGAATCCAAGAAAGAAGCTGCTACGGCGGTCTCCAAGTTTGCTCACGCCATCGGGTGGCCCAACCCCATGCTGGTATCCAGCGGCAACGGCTTACATGCGTACTGGCCTCTGACCAACGCGGTAAACCATACCAGCTGGGTGAAATGCGCTGACCTGCTGAAAGCTTCAGCTGCCCTGTGGGGGCTTATCGCTGACCCGACACGTACCGCAGACTTTGCATCCATCTTGCGCCCGGCTGGCACGTCCAATCGGAAGAATCCTGAGAGCCCCAAGAAGGTAGCTGTGCTGCGTGAATGCGCTGCCCAGAACGCCAAGAGTTTGTATGAGGCCATCAAGGAGTACGCCACGACACACAACGTGGCCACGGCTCCAGACCTCGGCGCACTGCCTGCGCACCTCCAGGGTGAAGCGCTCAACAGTGATTTGACTGCACACCTGCCGTACAGCAATGCTCCGGTAGATGCAGACCAGATGGCAGACAGGTGCAAGCAGGTAGGCACCATGCGCAATACCGCAGGTGACGTTGGCTACGATCACTGGCGCGGCGTAATCGGCTTGTTGACCCACAGCGAAAACGGTCGGGCGAAGGCAGAGGACTGGTCTAGCGAGCGCGCGAGCACTGGTCACGACTCCACCGACTGGGCTATGCGGTACGACACCTGGGATGCCGGCCCATCGACCTGCGAGTTTTTCTCCAAGTGCAACCCCGAGGGTTGCGTGGGCTGCGAGTTCAAGGGCAAGGTCAACACACCTCTGGTACTTGGCCGGGTTATCCCGATAACCGTGGAGCACGAAGTCGAGGTAGCCACAGCCACGGAGGAAGTCGAGATCGTCACAGTTCCGGCTTACCCGCAAGGCTACCAGTGGGCGAACGGTTTGCTCTCGCGACTGCTTCCCGACAAAGACGGCATCACGCAGGTGCACAGCTTCACGCCCCATCAGTTCTACCCCACCATGCGCATCCGGGGTGAGGACGGGGCCTACAAGATCGGGCTGCGCATGCACCTGCACAACAACCGAATCCGGGATTTCCAGATGCCTTTTGAGGCCATGGCGTCATCCACGGATATTCTCAAATCATTGGCAAAGTATGAACTCATGCAAACGAATCACCCCAACGCAGGCGTCCACCTTACTGCGTACCTTCGAGACTCGCTGGAACAGCTTAAGCGCCGCGTTGAAGAAACAAATACGCTCACGGCTTTCGGCTGGAAAGACGAGATGCGCGGCTTCCTCATCGGTGACCGCTATTACTCAGCTGATGGCTCAGTCAAACGAGTTCTACTGGGAGGTTACGCGGCACAGAAGCAAGCTGCTCTTACCGCTCCACAGGGCACCTTGGATGGATACGCGAAGCCGCTCAATTACGTCTATGCCCGCGACGGCATGGAAAGCCTACAGTACGCTATTTGCTCAGGCTGGGGCTCGATCCTCAACCCCTTCTGTGAAGAGCTCTACTGTGGATTACTTCTGGCGATCACGGGCGGAGATTCGGGCAAGGGCAAATCCACGGTTGCGTATGCTTCCGTCTACGCCTTCGGTGATTCAAATGCCATGGCTCTCAAGTCGGATGACGCTGGTACGCGTAACGCGCTCTGGGCCACTGTCGGCGCGTTCAACAATCTTCCTCTCATATTTGACGAGCTTACGGGAGTGGAGGCGGACTGGTTCTCTAATTTCACGTACACCCTCTCGCTGGGTGAAGAACGTGCGCGCCTGCAGTCCACAGGCAGCGGAGTCAAGTTTGCGAATCAGTCGTCGTGGCGCATGAGCCCCTTCGGCACTGCCAACAAGGACCTGCACGGTGTACTGGCTGCTACCCAGGCCAACTCCCAAGCCGAGGCCGTGCGCATGGTTCAAATCCACGTGGACAGCTACCCCATCCCCAAGCTGGAGGAAACCGAGGTGCAGACGGCCTTGGCCCAGATGAAGGCCAACCGGGGCACTGCAGGAGCTGCGCTGATCCAGTACGCAGTGACCCACACCGAGCAGCTGTTCGAGCGCATCAGGGCTAAGGTCAGCATTCTGGTGGAGCACATTCCCGGCACCAAGTACCGCTTCTATCGCAGCCATGCTGCATGCACCCTGGTAGCTGCCGAGATTGCCGTGGAGCTGGGGATTTGCGAGTTCGACACCGCCAAGCTGACCGAGTTCTCCATCACCCTGATGCAGAAACTGGCCAAAGAAATCACGGTCAACAACACCGTGACCAGCGAAGACGCTTTCAGCCGCATGGTAGCTGCCATGACCCCTGGTATCGTGGTGACCAGCGAGTACCGCGACTCCCGCAGTCTGCTGGGTGTGGAAACCCCACGCAACACGCTCAAAGGCCCCATCGTTGGACGTTACGTGCTGGGAACCAAACACGAAGCAGCGTTTGCCGGACGGCTTTTCCTGTGCCAGAAGTCCATGCGCGAGTGGTGCATGAAGAACCGCACCGACTTCCAGAACGTGCTGGACCACCTGCGTTTTGCCGGCGCCCTGGTAACCGAAGACGAGCGTGTCACGTTGACCCGAGGAACAGACTTGCCGCGCGTGCAGCAGCGTTGCGTGATCGTGGATTTGACCAAGCTGGAAGCCAGCGGCCCGGTCTTGGTTATTAACAACACGCAGCCTCCAGCCGCCCAATCTGGGGTATAGTTCACCCCGACAGGTCACCCTGTCTCCTTGAGTGAAGTGCTTTCTGCCCCCGGCTTAGATCACCGGGGGCATTTTTTATTGCGGGAACTGCTCCGCAGCACGCTGATCTTTTCCAGGCTTGTACTGCAGGCCGCCAGGAGTCGTAAAGATTTGGCGGATAAGCTGCTGGGTCGGCGCCTTGAGCAAATCGCCCAGAGGCGTCGGCTTGAACCCACGGTCCATCATCTGCTGGCGCAGGCTGTTCATAGCCTTGACATCGCCAGACACATCCCCACCGTCGCGCACCGTGTTGGTGTAGCGCTCCTTCAACATGGCCAAACGGTCCTTAAAGTCTTCGCTCGATTTGATCATGGCACCCGTTTCGGCTTGCATCAAAGCCTTGGAAGACGGAGCAAATCCGAGCGCTTCCAGCATGGCTTCACCCGCATTGATGTTGGTCAGTTTGTCGCCCTTGGTGTTGGTCACGCCCTCATTGAGTTCCCGGGCGCCCTTCATCACGTTGGCAACACCTTGAGGCATCAGCCCTTCCCACGCTTTGTAAGTATTGCCGACCAGCAGATGGTGCAGCGACTGCGCTGCGCGGCCCACCAAGCCACCAAACGGGCCGGCTGCAATCTGACCCACGGCATCCTGCACGCTCTTACGATCGGCAAGGTCTGCGTCCACGTAAGGTGCAATACCCAGCATGTCGCCATAGCCCACTTTACTGGTCAGGTCCACACCAAGCAGCCCGGGCAAACCACGTAGCAGTAAGTTAGCCGTATGCGTGTCACCAGACGCCTTGGCAATCTGCGTCTCCCAGTCTTCACCGGTCACACCGGTCAGGGCATGCTGCATCTGGCTGGCAGCCCAGCTGAACGTATTGAACCCCGGCATACCCACTGCACCGCCCAAAGCCGCTACGTGGGCCAGAGTAAATGCCAAAGTGCGCAGCGCCAGAGCGCGCTCAGCGGGATCAGCGTTTTTCAAATTGCCGATCATCTTGGCCATCTGAGTCAGCTGCACCAGCTGGAACTTGCGGAACTGCAGCGCCACTTTGCCAAAACCGTTGTTGAATGCACGCGGGGCGTTGGCCCGGCTGTGGTCGCCGTGGGTTTCAGCCACGATGTCGCCAGCGTAGTGCAGGGCCTTTTCCGGGTCGCCGGTACGCTTGAGTTCCAGCCGATACGCCGAAGCTGCAGTGGCCAAGCGGTTCAGGGATTCCATCTTCAGCGAAGCCGAAGTAATCCGGTCTGTGGCTGCGTTCAGCGCCCGGGTGCCCGCACCACGCTCGCGCATGGACATGGAACCGTACTCGGTGTTCATGCCAATATCCAAACGGCCCAGCTCCAGCAAACGCTTCATGGGCTGGCGAACGTCAGCAGGCATGTCCTCGACCTTCAGGGATTTGAGCAGCCCCGTGTTGGCCAGGATGGCGCCAATCTCTTTGTACGCCTTGAAGAACTCACCTGTGGCTTCGCCGTAGCCGTGCTTAGCTGCCAGGGTAGGCAGAGTCATGGTCCATGGCTGCATCAGGTTGCCAACGTAGTGGGCAGGGCTGGTCGCAATTTGCCACAAGGCGGTCGCCTTGGTTATCTTGTTGGCCCAGGGAGTCGGAGGACTGACTACGCCTTGCTCGTGGCGTGCCATAAACTCCTTCATGATGTTGTCTTTGGTCGTGCGCTCTTCGCCGCTACCGCCCTCGACCTGCTTAGCCGCTTGCTTCAGCGTCTGGAGCATCTTGTCGTTAAACTCGATGCCGGCGATAAAGTGAGCATCCGACTTCGCAGCGCTGCGAAACGCCTCGATGGTATCCATCTCACCGTGCACACCAAGGCGGCGCATTTCGGATTTGCGGGCAGAGTTCTGGCTCAGGGCGTCCAGCCACATGTTGGACAGCAGCCGGGACATGGAGGCGTACTTCAGTTTGTCGGCAGGAGAAGACGACTCCGAGCTCATCATGTCCAGCTGGTGCCGCAAGCGCGACATGCCAGCAATCACCCCAGTGCCGCCGGTCAAGTCTTTGATCCAGGTGTCCTTGGGCTTGTAGTAGGTGTGCTCGTCCGAAACGGGGAACCCTGCATCGCGCATGTTCTGGCGCAGCACCTTGGCTTCAGCTTCGTCGTGGGCTGCAGACACCAAATAGTGCTGGGGGTCGGCTTGCATATCCATCAGCGCTTGGCGTTGGGCTTTGGAGCTACCCTCGGCCTTGGCCGCCGCTTCAGCTTTCAGGTACGCATCGGATTTACCCACCGTCACGAAGTCACCATGGCGCTGCAATGACGAGTAGGGGTTACCTGCGTCGATAGCCATCAGGGTGTTGTACTTTTTGAGGAAGCCGTCTTTCTCTGCCAAGATGTCGTCGCGAGCTTTGCCTGTAGCCCCTTCGAGCATGCTGTCGTACAAGTCGCTGGCCACTTGCTGGACGGACTCTTTCTTCTGCTTCAGGATAGTGTCGCCATGCTCGAAAATCGCCTTGGCCACCTTCTGGGTGCGCGGGCTCAGGTCTTCAAACATTTTTTTGGCTTGGCCGCGTGCCTTGTCGCCGTATCCCCACTCGCCCGACAGATTGCTGTGCTGGATGAACTTATTCAGGGCCCGCTTCTCAGCCAAACTGAACGTGCGCACGTCCTCGATGGCGTTGTAGGCCATCTTCTCGAAATGGCCGGCCCGGGTATTGCGCCCCTCGACCAGCTCCTGGTAGCGCGACAAGGCAGTCAGCCCACGCGCCACACCACGATCCACCAAGTCTTTGGTGAACACCACTTTGTCCAGACCTGAGTTGGCCCAGCGAGACAGCGTGTCGGTGATGGTACGAGCAGGCTCTTGGTATTTCTCCGGCAGCTTGGCAATGTTGCGCTCAGTAGTTTTTCCAAATTTAATTTGGCTGCGGTCGCCGCCGCGCATGGACGCCGCACGGACAAGGTTCTTGTCGTTGAATATGACGTGGTTGTGCGTGACCGGTTGGCTTTGCACCTTGATCTTGGAGGCGTTCTCGTTTAGCCACTTTAGGTTCGTAGCATGATACGTACCCCGAGCGTACTCTTCTCCATGCTGCCGTGCCTCTGCGTCCGTAATAGGTACGTCATACCGCGCCGCAGACTCCCGAGCGATCCGTTCGCCATCCAGCTTGTGCTGGTTCACTTTTTCTGTGTACTCTGCCCGTGTTGCCTCGACACCATGACGGAGGATTTCCCGCAGTATAGGCACTTGGTCGTAGAGTTCATGCTGTGGGCCCCCGTTGCGCCCTTTGGCAGTCATGGCAAGCAAGTCGTCGCGGCTGTACGCTTTGCCGCCCACCACAATCTCTTTGGTACTGTCGCGACTGCGCGCATCCAGGTGTTTGCTACCTTTGATGCCAAAACTATCCAGCAGCTTGGAGACGGCCTCATGTGTAGGCATGCCGCCCACTGGGTCAACTCTGTCAAACACTCGCGAGTCCATGTCCCTTAGCTTAGGCAGCACCTTGCGCACCCACTCTTTGCCAGACAGCTCGGTCACGTCAGCGTTGAGGTTGTCCTCGATTTCTTCGCGGATGTCAGTTTCCACATCGTCCCACAGTTTGGCCAGGGCTTCTTGAACGTGGGGGGTCTGCTCAGCTTTGTCCCAATCCAGCATCTCGCGGGGGGCCACGGTGTGGTCCACGCGGAACAACGTGCCTTCTGGCCGGGCGCCGGTTTTAGCGGCTGCATCTGCATCACGTGCTTGCGCTTCTAGGGTACGCGCCCGATCCCGCATGCCGTCGATAACTTTCTTGCCTTCGCCCGCCAGCTCGTACTTCATGGCTTTTTGGTATAACGCCGTCGCCTTAGACCGTTTTGCTATAGCTTCGGCTCGCAGTGACTCGACATTATCCGTAGCTTTACGTCGCACATCAGCCTCATGGTATCCCTTGGCAATACCCACGCGCTCAGCCAAGTATGTACCCCAGCCGTAGGCTTGGGCGCCTTCGCCAGACCCCATGTACTCGTGGCGGAATTTGCGGAACTCCGCAGCCGTACCGTGCCACGTACCAGCCATCTCCAAACGCGCAGCACCGTAGGCCATGTTGACCATATCTTCGGCGGACAACTTGGTCAGGTCACCTCCGCGCAACACGCGACGGATAGCCCCCTTAAACGCAGCATAGATCATGCGCACAAAGTGGGCAAACTTGCCGCTGTACCCATCGACTGCCGTGGGTGACACTCCGCGATCCGCAGCTTCCTGCACAAAATACGCCACGGCTTCAGAAGCCGCTTGGTGGCTCTCAGTACCGGCAGCTTCCACGCGAGCCAGGGCGGCCTTGGCGATCTCGGATTCTTTGGAGCCGTCGTCTCGGGCAGCCCATTCCTTGATGGCCTCATGTAGTCGGTCAATGTTCTTGGAACCCAGGATGTTATCCAGGCCCAGGTGGACTCCCACTTCATGCAGGAACGCGCCCTTTCCAGTGCCCTTGGTCAAACGGTTGGCAATCAGTACCACGCGGCCATCTTTGGTCCAACCAAAAGCGCTTTGGTTTTTTGCAGCAGTAGCCAGATCACCAAGATCAGCCAGCTCAGAAGCGTCGTGGACCACCTTGATATGGCGAGGGAGTTTGTCTACACCCATCCAACCCGTCAGCTCTTTGGTCAGTTCTTCAGCCGATTCATACCCGTTCTCGGCCGTACCGTCAGAGTTCTTGCCGTACTGGTAGTCGTCAGAGTTGCCAGCAGCGTCTTCATCGATGTCGTCTTCTTGAGCGCGCTCAGCTTTTTCGGCCTCAGCATCCCGCAAATCGTACAAATCCTGACGCTCTTTCTCCAACGCTTTTACTTTCTTGTGTTCGCCGGCTTCTTCTGCATCGTTGATCAAGTCGTTGATTTCGTTGATCCGGGCTTCAGTAGACTGACGCTCACTTTTTTCCGGCGCCTTCAGGGGGTCTTCCTTCCCTTTGGCAAACTCGGCAGCCAGTGATTTTTGACGTTCGCGGATTTCAGCGGCTTTCTTGTAGTCCTTAGCTTTCAGGGCATCCTGAAGTTCTGCTTCGAGAGCCTTAGATTGTTCCGCCAAAGTGGCTTCTTTTGTGGACAGTTCTTCGCCGCGACCTTTTTCGTTTTCGGGGCGAGTCAGGATGCCCGTGCGCCCTTGATTCTGGACGTTCATGCCAGGGGTTACCAGCAGTTCACGTTCCATACTCTGAGACTCTGGCGACGTGCCGCCGATCTCGGTATCAGCGCTTCCAGAAGCATTAGCTGCGCGGTCGCGCTTTTCGACGACATCCCCTTGGGCGTACTCCAGAGACTCGCGCAATTTATCTTTTTCCTTGGGGGTCAAATCCGCTGCGTCAATGTCAGCAGGGTCGATGCGGGCTACGCGCTTGCGGGCGGCGTCCGCCGAAATACCTTCTTGCTTAGCAATAGCTTCCCAAGTATCTCCGTGGGCGGCTGCATACGCAGCAGGGCCCGAGGCTCCAAAGGCCTCGACAAAATGTTCTTCGGGAGAAACAGACGTATCCTCAGCGCGCTCTTTCTTTTTGCGGGCTGCCCGTTCCTCATCGGTCATGGCCGCTTCCTGGGCTCGGTCGGTTTCAATACGCTTGCGGTTCTGCTTGGCAGCTGCCAAGCGCTCTTCGCGCTGCTGGCGAATGGCCTGCTTCATAGCCTTGTCCCACTCAGCCTGGGTCACGCGGCCTTCAGCGTGCGCAGCTTCCACCACGCGCTGTTCTTCGGGAGTCAGCTGCGAGTATTCAGGGTGGCCGCTGCGCTTGAGGCGGTTGTAGGCCTGCTCAGCAGTGATGCTGGGCTTCTGCTCGGGAGCTACGTACGCTGCGGTGTCGCCTTCAGACTTGGTAGGCTTCAGCAGTTTTTTGCGGGTTACTTCAGGGGTGAACAGGGGCTCTTGCCCCGTTTCCTTGAGGTGCCGCAGACTCAGGTTGTTGGTGGCTACCGGTGCAGTGTCCGACTCGTGGGGGTGAGCGGCACGCCAAGCTGCGTTGGGTTCGCCCGGGGTATGCTCCAGACTGAAATCAGGGATTTCCTCTACTGTGTGCGTGTGAACACCGGCATCTCCGCCAGCCACAGGCGGCTGCACGCCGGCCACAGGTTCTCCGGTGCTGGGACGTACACCCCCTCCGGCGTCTCCAGAGTCAGGTACTCCAGCGCCCACGCTTCCCGCAGGCTTACCACTCCCATCTCCACCCAGTCCTGCATCTCCGGCTCCAGCCTGTCCAAATACGCTGTCATTTTTGCCTTTCAGATCAGCCAAAGCTTTTTTGGCTAGGGAGTATTTTTTAGCCATGACGGCTTCACGGAACGGCGCGGCAGCAGGGTCTGCCATGTCAATACCGGCCGCCAGGGCATCAGCCACGATACGCACGTCCTTGGCTCCCGGCTGAGCTACGCCCATGCCGATCAGGGCATCGGTAGCATTGAGCTCATGCTGTTCGCGCTGGGCCTTGGCAGCGGCCTTGGTAGATTTAGCCTGCTCACCCTGGGCGGCTTGCTGCTCCGCAGTCAGAGGTGGGAACGCGGCAGTCAGATCAGCTTGACGCCCCGCATCGGGAGCAGGTGCAATGCCAGCAGGAGCTTGACCGCCAAACCCGGGAGTTTCGTTGCGGGCGGCTTTCTCTGCAGCAATCAGGTTGTCAGAATAAGCGTCTGTAGAACGCGCCATGGTGTCTTTGGTGTACTGCTCTGCGCCGGGCTTGCCAATGAGGCCGCCCATTTCAGGCTGAATAGCTTTGGCCGCTTGGTCCATCTTCACCGCATTGAGCAGGTCCACCTGGGTGGTCGGAGTGTTCAGTGCACGGCCGAGGTCGGCACGTCGGGCCGAGTCACCCCACTGGTGGTACGCACCCATAGGAGCCATCATGGCGCCCATATACAGACCAGCGCCGGCGCCTTCCAAGCCGGCTTCGCCTACGTCGCGCTGCGGGGTGCCCTCTGGAGTGCTTGCGTTGTACAGGGCAGCTGATGCAGCACCTTGGCCAGCCATACCGGCAGATTGCACACCTAGGTTAATGCCCTCGTTGGCCGCGAAACGCTTGAGCATCGCAGGGTTCGTAACGATTTGCGCGGCTTGGTCCGCAGTCATCGCGCCGCCAGAGACAGCCTGCTTGAGCTTGGTAACAGCGGTGTACCCGCCACCCGCCATAACCCGACCGCCGATAGCGCCCAAAGCTGCCTGGGTTCCGCCACTGATGAAAAACTGTTTCCAGCCAGCGCTCTGGGCTTGCTCGGGCGAACCGCCTGCCTGAAGGATTTGATCGTGCGTTTGCTGTGCATCGGCTGCACCGAACAGCGGGGCCACGACGCCAATATCTAGCACTGCAGCAGCTCCAGGCATGCCGGCCGCAGTAAGGCCCAAGTTGGCAGCAGCCACGGGGATAGCCATACCAGCTGCGCGCGCATTTCCGATGAACCCCTTGGCGAGCGTGCCACGGTTCAGTGTGTCGGCAGGTTGGTCTGTTCCGAGAAAACGGTCAGCCGCTTGGCCAGCGCCGATAAGACCCGCACCCACGTTAGGAGCGCCGGCCCACTGTGCCGCACGACCCGCCACATCGAGTCCACCACCGACCACACCACCAGCAAACTGTTTGCCGACTTCTTTGGTTGCATCCCAAGTGCTACGGTTCAGGTTTTGCAGGTAGTTCTGCACCTCAGACGCATCCACCGGCTGAAACCCTGGGCGCAAGTTGGTCGGACCCTTGGCCGCTGGCGTTTGCAGCAGCTGGGCTGCCATGGTGGGGTTGTCCTTCATCGGAACAACTGTGTCGCCTACCTGCAGTTCACCGTTGGGGCCCAGGCCGTATTGTGGAGTTGCGTCAGCCTTGGGCTGAAACATCTGAGCGATGACTTGCTGGTTTTGCTGCGTGACTTGGCTGTACGCATCCATGCCGGGCACTGACAGCCCCTGGGGTTGCGCAGTCTGGCCACCAGAGGCAGACGCGAAGAAATTAGGCACACCGCCCGGCATTCCTTGTGGGAGTGCCGTCGGCTGCGGACCCCGAGGGGTGTTCGGGTCTTGTGGAACCCCAAGGATAGCCCCTGTGGCACTGTTGCCGCCGCTGAGGGTTGAACTGGCGTACGAATTCGGGTCTTTTGCAGCGGGGTTCACAGCCATGAGGGCTCCTTGTTAACTGGCCATATTCTACCTTGGCATCTGCCCACCGGATACAGTGGGGCCACCCACCAAATTCGGTTTCGTCGGGTTGACCACTTGGAACTTGCCAACCAGCGGGTCGGTGATGAGCCACGAGCCATCGATACCCTGAGTAACCTTGGTAGCCCCGGATTCGATGCGCTTCTGAACTTCTTGGCTGGCGTTGATACCCAGCTGTTTAGCCAGCTCGGTTTGCAGTTTGGCCATTTCGACCGGTTGCTTAGCGCCTTCGACGGCGGTGGCTTTGGCAGACTCTTCCGCGTGGATTTGAGCCAGCTTGATGGCGTTGGCGCGGGCAGCGGAATTCAACACGCCACCCAGGGTGCCAGCCAGAGCTGAGGGGTCGCCGTGAGCGATGACTTGACCGCCTTTGGCGCGCAACGAATAGGAACCATTGCCCTCTGGCACCACCTGAATGGGTTGCCCCACCTTGTTGGAATACTCGTTGAGCAGCGCGCTGAACGCCTGCGGGTTGCCGGCTTGAGCCTGCTGGGTCTTGGCGTAGATGTCAGCGTCGTACAAACCTTGGCTGATCTGCTGTGCCTGCCCAACTGCTTGCTGATACGCCTGAGTTGTCTGCGGATTTGGGTTTTGCTGGTATTGCATCCACGCCATGTGAGCAGCATTTTTAGCCATCACCGATTGCTGGCGCATGCTAGCGATTTGGCCGTCGTCGTACTGCTGCGGAATCGTGAAAGTCGATCCGTTGGCTGCTGTAAACACAGGACCTTGCGCAGGGGCTTGTGGGGGAGCTTCCGCAGCTTGGGCGTTCTGGCCGGGAGCCATAGCTGTCAGAACACGCGACACAGAAGACGGACCCGACCCTTGACCTGTTACCTTGGCAACATACGCCCGGGTCTCTGCTGGCATTTTGCTCGGGTCGGAGCCCGCAGCTTTCCAAGCATCGAAGTTGCCTGGACCCCAGTTGTACGCAGCAGCAGCTTCAGGCTCATTGCCGTATTTTTGCAGCAAAGCGTTGGCGTAATCAGAACCCACGCGCGAACGCTCGCCCAACGACGCATCTTTAGCGGGCTGCACCCCAAATCCAGGGTCGGCTGCCGTCCTTGGCATAACTTGCATGTCGCTGGTGGCGCCCTTGGGGCTTACCGCTTGCATGTTGCCGCCACTTTCCGCTTGACGTATGCGATCAACAAAACTGGCACCAGTAGGGCCAACATTGGCAGGATTTGCCGCCGAAGTAAGTGATTGCTGTCCACGAGACGCTGCGGCAGCAGTGTTTTTCATGGCAGCCAATTTGGCATCGGAGTCTTTTATGAGCTGGTCGATGTTCGGGATAGGCTCTTGCCCAGCGGGCAGAGTGTCAAACGTGCCCTGATGCGCGGCGTATGCGCGGTACGCGGCGTTGCGCTGCTGCTCTTCCCGCAGCTGATCCAGTGTACTTGGCTGCGCCGTACGTCCGGCCCAAGCGCCGGCGGGGTTAGGCGCCATAACCTGTTGGTCTCCCTGGGCTCCGCCGCTGCGGCCACCGGCCGTAGGCGTTGCTGGCTGAGCTGGTACTCCACTGACAGGGGATGCTGGGCCTGCCAGCGTTTGGCGTCCGGTCATTTGCGGGCTACCAGCGCCGATGCCAGCTGCGGGGACGCTACCAGAATCGGGCAGGCTCATAGAGGTAGAAGTACCTTCAGCAGCAACTTGCTGCCCGGGCACCTGCTCTTGTTGGCCGCTGGCTTCGTACCGTTGTTGGCGCGCAGCAATGAAGTCTCTGCTGGCTTGGTCCTGCGCACGCAGGTTTGCCATGGTATTGCCGTAGTCGGTTACTGCAGAGCCGCCTGCTTGAGAGAGGTCCATGTTAGCCCTTAGTTATATATCGTCGAATCGGTCTTTTTATCAGGGTTCGACCAGATGTCAAATGCAGTTTTGCCCAGGCCAGCCAAGTCAGAGGCTTGCTTGTTTTCTGCGCCTTGTTGTGCATTTTGCTCGCCGGCCATGGCACCATAGCCCGTCAAGTTAGGAGTCATCAGCCCGGCTCCCGTAGCTTCTTGGGTTGCGCGTTGACCTTGGCCAGCGGCGTAAGCGGTGGTCTCCGCTTTGCGGTTATCCATTTTTTGCTGCTGCATAGCAGAGTCATATATCGCATCGCCGGGTTTATACCCTTGCTGCTGGAGCTGTTGAGCTTTCGCAGACTCCGCACTGGCGCTTGCCCCCTTGGCAGCTGCTTCAGCGTTATTAGCCAAGAACGGGGCCTGATTAATCAAGCTGGTTCCCACGGCAGACCGAGCAGCGTTTCCAGTAGATGCGGCGTTGTACCCAGCAGTCGTAGCCGCAGAGGGGGAAGTTTTGCGACCAAGAGTCAAGCCGGCCTGGATACCTTGGTCTATCAGCGAGGGATTCTTTTTCGCCCAGTCAGTAGCTTTACCCATCAGATCGGCACCGCCCGAGGCTGCAATGCCTGCTCCACCAGTCAATCCAGAGTAATCGGCACCTGCGCCAGAACTGGCAGCATCTATCCCCGCAAGGCTCGTGGTGTTAACGGGCAGGGCGTAACCGCCAGACAGCGCGTTCGACGATGTATCCGCAAGGCCAGCTGCTTGCGTAGGAGCAGAGCCGGCCAAGTCCTGAAGGGCGCCAAGCGCTTGACCGCCGTAGTCGGAGACTGCGCTGCCGACATCGCTGAGCTTGCTTCCAACCCAGTCAGCAACGTCACTTATGGGGTCCCACCAGTTACTACTCATCTCTTGGCTCCTTAGCGTCCGTGCTGCATGGCAGCCGGCGTGTGGTATTTGCGAACGATGTTGTCGAAGAACTCTTTACCCTTGGTGGCTACCACGTCGGCGGGAATAATGTACTCGCCGTTGGCAACGCGCAGCGGTTGACCAGTGCTGTGGTTTACGGCAGGTATAGAGTCGCTGGTGCCAGTGCCGGGGCCGTTGATCTTGCCGCCGTCTGCGTACGCGCCGGGACGGTCGCCATGCTGGGATGCTTGCGAAGCAGCTATCAGCGACATGCACACACCCTGGTCAAACTGCATCGGCAGTTTCTGGGCGTCAGGCAGGTTAGCTTGAATGGCAAACTGGCGCAGCTTAGGCCACAGTTCAGGGTGCTGCATGGCGGACTGTGCGAGCTGACCCATCATCTGGAGCTGCTGGGGGTTGAGTTGCCCGGACTGAATGGCTTGGTCGATGTGAGCCTTGATGGCTTGCATCACTTGTGGGTTGGCCAGTTTGTTCTGGACGTGCAAATTAGCCAAGGCCGGGTGCATCGGGCCGCTGGGTGCTGCAGGGCCTTGCTGGTCGGGCATCTGCAAACCGGGAGGTCCGGGGGGTTGCGCACCAGGAAGGGCTCCAGGCTGACCAGCACGTTGAAAACCGCCAGGGCTTGCCATGCCGCCGTCAGCTGCTGAGGCGGAACCGGAGTCTCCTACAGAGCGAGTAAGACCGCTGCTGTCTGCTGCACCGTTGTAGCCTGTGCCGGAGTTTTCTCCAGCTCCACCAAGGCCTGAAGCTTGGCGCCAGGAGCTACTAGAATTTCGCGTTGCTGCGTTAGCCAGATTGATGTCGTCCGGTTGCCCCGCAGCAATTGCAGGGCTCAAATTCGCAGCCTGCGTAATATCTCCAAGTGGTCGATCTTCCACTTGCACTTGGGTGGGGTCTTGCTTACCCAGCATATTGTTGCTGATATGTCCAAGCGTGTAGTCCCCGGCGCCCATGGCACCTGCATTCGGCCCCGTCAGGGAACCCAAACCGCCCGCTAGGCTGCGCTTTCCGCCGTCCGCCGAAAAGTCTCCGCCGGTAGCACCTTGGTACACGTCGTATGCGCTTTTTCCGAGCGACAAGATACCAGACAGGCCGGGGACAAATTTGCTAGCTACCGCTGCAATGGATGGACTGTTCGCCGCTTTGGAGAGGTCTGCGTTTATCCGAGCGCCTTGTGCGTCCGGATTGGTCGTGCCGTCAGGGTTCTGTTCTTCCGGGGGCTGCTGAAACGTAGGAATTTGCGCCGGGCTGCCCGGGCTACCGCCTGCTGCTTCGGGTGTTGGGGGAACATAATTGATCAGGCCAGCTTC